AAGGCGTCTGGCATGGGATATCAGTTCCGTGAAATCTCTAGCCTCAAGGGTAACTTCCGGATTGCGTGGGTCTTCTGCGACGACGAAGCTGACTCGGAAAACGCTGAGTTAATCTCCGCTGCACCCGAGCTCTTCGACGCATGCAGGTACGCCGTGCGCGCCCTCAATACCGCAGAGCGATTTCAAGTCGGCGACACAGACAGCTATGTGATTGCCGCGATCTGCGACAGGGCTCTGCGCAAGGCGGCCGGTGCGCTTATCGACGAAGAGGAGGAGGGCGCGTAATGCCAAAGAGAAGAAGCAAGATGGGGCAGCTCGACCGAGCCGCGCATGCGGATGTCGCGTGGCGTGCCGAGGATGTACAGACCCTGCGCCCTGAGTGGAGCACCGAGCGGTGCAATCAGTTCCTCATGGACAACGAGGATGACATTCAGTGCGCGATGATTGAGCGTGGATGGGATGCGATCAGTGACCTAATCAGATGGGAGGAGTGCGACAAATGAAAGCGTTGATGACCTTGATCGTGGCGCTTGTCGGCAGCGTAGCCGCGGCGCAGTATCCGTATCAGTACTCCTATCCATACCGGATGGACTGGTACAACCAGCAGTGGGCGCTACGAAACCAACAGGAGTTCGTGCGCAAGTGGCCTGACCAGAGCGGCTACTACTACGTGCCGCCACCGACAGGCAACCCTGGGTTCGATGTCTACCAGCAGCGCGTACACAAGTACGAGCACTGGCGGCGCACTCGACCGCCGACGAGGCCTGGTATCGGCAACTTCTCGCCGATGGGGCAGTGGTGACCTTCATAACCAAAGGAGCGAATTGTGGAAATGACGATAGACCCGACGGCCAAACCCGGTGACGTCGACATGGAGTTGAATATCTTCTGCGCAGCCAATGGCTACAGTTTCGTGTGGATCGCGCAGATGGTGCCTGTTCTCATCACGGCCTGGGAAACAAACAACCAGGCTGTCGTTGATCAGCTTGCAAAGGACACGCTCACGCCTGGACTTGGCAAGGTGCCGGAATCCCGAGTGAAGCTTTGACCGCGTGTCTCCGGCAGCGGTGATTCCAGGCGGGGGCGTGGGCTGCGGCCTGCGCCCCCGCTTTTTTTATTTGCGCGTGGGTGTGCCATGCGCTATACACACACGAGGAGGTATTCATGCACCGAGTCTTTGCCTACGGTCGTGCTTCCACCCAGAAGCAACACCTGACCGAGAAGGGCCAGCGCAAACAGTGCGAGGCCTACATTGCCAACAACCTGGCCGGCTGCGACTACGCCGGCTGGTACTACGACAGCGACACCAGCGGTGGCACGGAACTGTTCGAGCGTCCGAAGGGGCGCGAGCTTCTGGTCCTGCCACAGCGTGGTGACCACATCGTGTTCGTCCGGCTCGACCGCCTGTTCCGCAACGGACCCGACGGCGCCAAGAGCATGGACATGCTCATCAAGAAGGGCGTCCGGTTCTGGTACGCCAGCATGCCGGGGCTCGATACGTCCACCCCCATGGGCGTTGCGTTCTGCTATGCCCAATTGGGTATGGCCGTCAGCGAGAAGATGCTCATCGCCGACCGCACCAGTCAGGCGCTCCAGGTGCTACGCCATGAGGGCAGGGTGTACGGCCGGCACATCCCCGATGGCTGGCGCAAGAAGGACGGACGATTCGTGCCAGACATGGAGGAGCGGGAGATCATCGCTCGGTTCCGTGAGCTGCGGGACGAGGGGCTGTCGTACGTCGACATCGCTCGGCGTTACCAGCGCGCCGTGCGCAGGCGCGGCACCCAGTGGGACCGCAACACGATCCGCAGGGCCATCGAGTCTATGACTCTGGGCTTTCCGAAAGTTCGGGGTCAAAGCCCAGGTCTAGTCCAATCTCCTTGACGATGGCGACCAGACGACGGCGCACGGTTCTTCGATCGCACCCGTGCTCCTCTGCCATCTCCTCGTACGTGCAGTTCGACACGTACCGTGCGATCACCAGCTTCCTATCCTCTTCGCGCAGAGCGGCGACCGCGGCAGCAACGTCCAGCACCTGCTGCCGCGCCGCCTGCTCACTCTCCGCCGTCTCTAACGGCACGCGCCGGGAGCTGCCATACCCATGCCTTGTCTCGCGAGCCAGCTCCTTCAGGAGCGCATTGAATATCGCTGCCGTGAAGTACGTGCTCGGCTTGCTCTTGCTGCTGTCGTACGTACGTGCGGCGCGCACGATCGCCAGCTGCGCCACCCCCACTGCGTCGATCCGAGACAGCCTGGAGTTTACCCCTGGATAACTCTTTGCAAACGCGCGCACTGCCTTCGGTATGTACTCAACCGCGTCGGCCGCCAGCTCCTGCTGCTTGCGAGTAAGCTTCTTTTTTTTGCGCTTTCCAGCTGGCATCAATCAAACTCTGGGAGGCAGCTGTCGTCGCCTTCGGTTTCAAACGCATCGTCCCACCAGTCGAACGAGTCCATGGAACTACCTCCGTATGGGGCAGTTGCCATTAGGGCACGGCGCTGGCGGAGCCCCTTTTTTTGTAGGTACGACCTGCGCCTGGGTTTCCTCCATGCTGCTGCGTGCGGCAGCGACTGCCGCCGAAGCGCGGGGACGGAACTGCTCGACCGCGGACGGGTCAGCGGACAGAGGAACCAGCAGGGCGAGCAACCACTCCCACATCACAGGCTCCTTTCGTGGTCAATGCAATCGTCACCTGGGCTGCACGCCATGTTCGGCCGGCACTCCTGGCGGTCCTGCCTGTCAGCAAACAGCATGATCCACAGGGCCGTGCGCGCAGCCTTGGCTATGAACGACACGACCGGCCGGCTGGGCCTCGGGTCTGGCTTCGTCGATACAGACGAAGATGCCCACGCGCCCACGAAGAGCGCAAGCAAGATGGCGGCGATGGTCTTTTTGTCAGCGCGCATGGTCGAGCCATTCTCGGTGAGATAAGTCACGGTATTTGAACCCCTGTACAGCACCCACGGCAAAGCTGTCCTCCCACTTGGACAGCATCAGTTCGACATCGGCGCGCCTCGCCCAGAAAGAGCCGTCTGGCTGGTCGTCCGGCCACTTACCACCGTCCACGTAGCTCCCCCAGCTGTTGATTATAAGTAGCGCATCGTCTGGGCTTCCGTTTTTTTTCCAGCGCACGCCTGCTGCGTACATGCAGTGGGCCCAGGTGCCGGAGGCGCGGCAGTAACCAAGCGCGTCTCGCGTGGTCGTGTAGCCAACGCCACTACAAATGGCCACCGGATAACCAGACTCAATGGCGGCAGCGGCCTCGTCGAACGTGCGGACCAGAGCCACGTGATGCACGGGGTGTCGCTTGGCATAGGCATCGAGCCTGCCGTTGTCACCCTCGCCGCCGTTACCCCATCTCCCCCACTCTCTGCACCGCGACTCCGAGTATTTCGTGAGGTCGTGGTCCAGGACACGGTCGCGAAACACTACGCCCCACCTGTTGAGCCAGCGCGCAGCGGCTCCACCATACGACCCATCGGAGTACCCGCCGCCACCCTCAGGCTTTCCTCTGGCCTCGACACGACTGCCGGCATAGCAGCTCTCGGGGCTCGTCAGCAGTGGCGGGTCCGGGATCTCGTCCTGCGTCCATGCCACGGCCAGCGAGCAGTAAGCCGCCTGGCTGAAGCCCCAGCCCACGCATGAGCCAACCGCGCCCTGGTTGCCCACCTGCCACGGCCTGCCGTACCGCGCGAGGTGCGCCTTGTACATGGCCCTGTACAGGAAGGTGTCGACGCCCTTGGCGCCCTCGAGGGCGTCTCGCCCAGCGTCCTTGAATAGGGGCTCGTCTAGCTCCTGGAGAAAGAGCCTCGTTCCGTCCGGGTTCGGCGTATACCCCTGCCCAAGGGGCTCAGACACTGGCTTGCTTGTCCAGCAGCCAGCCAGAAGGAGAAGCAGCCAGGCGTACCGACTAGCGCGCAGCATCTTCGGCAGCCCTCGCTATCTCACGATAGGCGGCGACCCACGCTGCACGCTGCGATTGAGTCAGCCCACCGCCTGAGATTCCAAGCCTGTCAGTGAGGAAGACGCCGATGGCCTCGCATGCCTGGGGCTGTCGATCCCAGAAGCTCTCGCCCTTCATGAGCAGGCTTCGCGTGCGAATCCGCAGCGCATCCAGAGACACGCCTGTCTTCCAGAAAGGCTCCTTCTGCATGCCATCCCATTCGATCTGCGAAGCAATCTCGTCGCACATCACAGACAAGGCGATCGCATCCTCGGCCGCAGTTGGACCGACAAACTTCCCACGGAGAGGGATGTCTGTCTTCAGGGGCGCAGGCTCAGGCAAGCCGCTCCTTCCCTGCGACCACCAAAGTCCGGCTGCCGCAACAATCAGCACAATGCCAAGCAGCTTCCTCATTCCTTCCCACTCCCACGTACGAGGGCCAGGGTCAGGGCGTCGATCGCCGACTCCTGCTCGTCGGACAGCTGGCCGGTCGCCTCAAGGCGCTTGCGCACTACCGACAGCGAGGCAATGGCCTCTTGGAATGTCATGACCCGCGGCGCCGGCGGTGCCAGCTCGACAGCAGACAGATCGAAGATCGGCTTTTCAGTTTTCTTTGCAGGCCAGAACAACACGGCACACCCCAGCAAAGCAAGCAGATAGATCACGACTCACCTCGAACAAGCTTCAGGATTACCTCCGGCTCACCTCGAACAAGCTTCAGGATTACCTCGAGAGCGCCAGCCGAGTAGTACAGCAGAACGCTTCGGACCGATGATCGAACAAGCAGCCACACCGGATACAACACCGCCGGAACGCACTTGTCCGCAACGGCATCGAAGAGCGCGGCCACTGCAGCCAGGGCCCACTCTTTCTTCTTGTCGCCGGCCGCCTCCACGCTGTCGAGCGCCGAAACGACGGCTCGCAAAAGATCCGTGGTGATGTCGCCAAACTCAGCGATCGTCAGTCCGTCAGCGGCGGCAACTCTTGCGCCGTCGATGAACTCGCGAATGCGATTGGACACCACAGAGATATCCACAGCCTCAGGCATCTTCCCCCCAATCTGGAAGCAAGCACCCCGTGATTCGGCAGTGCTCCTGCACCCACTGGTCCACCCTTTTTATGTCCTCGGCGCCGGACAAAATGTTCACGACAGACTGCAGCACACAGCACGTTTCGAGGCCATTGATCTCGCAGCACTCGTTGAACGTAAACCCCTTGTTTCCGCGGCCAAAAACCCAAAGCCAGGCGGCGCAGCAATTCGCCACCCGGCCGGCCAGCTTCGGGGCAAAGCTCTGGCCAGGCTTGGGGTGGCGAAGCGTAAACGCCGCGAGAAATCTCGCGGACACCAGTGATTCTCGGATGACGGTAGCTGTGAAGCGGCGCCACCCCCACATGAACCGTGGGCTGGCCACATCCATGCGGCCACCCACAGGTTCAGGGTCGTCCTTGACCCAGACGGGATTCATTAGAAGGGTTCCTCCTCCTCGCGACGGCCGCCGCCAAGAAGCACGAGACTCCGAGCGTCAAGTCCGATCGCGCTCTTCATCTCGCCAGTCTTGCTCGTCCATGTGGAGAGCTTTGCCTCACCAGACACAAGTACCGGCTTGCCCTTCGTGAGGTACTCGACCACTTTCCCAGGACGCCAGTAACTGACCTGAACGTACGTCGTCTGGTCAGGCTTGCGGCCATTGACCGCAACCGTGAAGTCGGCAACTTCGTTCTCGCCGACAGTCCGCACTCGCGCGTCGCTGCAGATATTTCCGCTGAACGCGCACTGATTAAAACCCGCTGCCATATCTACACCTCTTCTTCTGGTGGCAGACACCCCGGCTTCCTTAAACCACGCGCAAGCTCCGGGTGCACTTCGCACGTGTGAATCGCCGCCATTACATTCCAGGCCGCATGACCAAGGTGGTCCTCGCTGCGGTCACCGGAAAGAAAGTCGTACAAGTGTTTGATCGCATGATTGAGAATGTCACTGACCGGCTGCCCCTTCTCCCAGTTATGGTCGCCATACTTCTGGGCGCCCTCAGCGCAGGTCCGCGCTACCGCAGCTAGTCCAATCGGTGTAATCAAATCGTAACGGTAATCTTCTACCGCGCTGCTGCGGACACTGCCTGTTTCATACCGCACCATCTCGCCGTCCACTTGTTTGGCTGCCATTCGCGCCTCCTTGTAGCGCGCAATGTAGCGCATGATGCACAGCTGGTCAAGCGTTTAGTTGCGTAGTGCGTTGAACAACGGCGGCAGGTACTTCGTCGGCAAGTCTCCGATCGGAAACAAGTCCCGCTGATCGACGAACCATGCCGGCCTCGCGCCTCGCTCCGCTCCCGGGTTTGCCTTGCGCCCCCTTTCCTTGGCGCCGGCCCCGTCCATCCATCCCAAGAACTCCACTGATTTCCCGTCCGTCCGGCTGAGGATGAAGATCCTGTCCTCCTTGTCCTCCGGCCGGATGACCAGATCACCGTCTGGCCGGCGGCATGTCCGCATCTCCACGCCCACGGCGTCCGGCTTGCTGGTGAAAGACCCGATGCCGGTGCCGTAGTACTTGTCCCACGCCAGATGCCATGCCATCTCCGCGCATGTGGCCCTGATCTCGTCGCCTGTGCGCTCGAGGTACGTGCGGTAGCTGTTGCCGGTGTTTGGATTGCGGCGAGCCAGCATGGACTCCTGCATGCGCTGCACGGAAATGAGGCACGCCTGCAGGTACTCAGCGTCAGACAGCTCGACCTTGATCATAGGTGCGTCTTCCTCCACTCACTGACAAGGGCGCCGTACACGAGCCAGAAGTGGGCGTCGTGCGGCTCGCCGTCATAGTCCACTGGCACGGCAAGGCTTTGCCTGAGGGCGTGGGCGTACTCCTCGAGCAGGGTCTCTGACGCGTGCTCCTCCGAAAGCGTGCTGCGAAGATGAATCGAGCCGCGGTTTCCGTCCCAGAAGAACGAGCCGTACGCGCCAGGCAGGCTCGTCGGAGCGACCAGGCGAATAGAAATCCTGTACGGAAGCGGGTACTTCCGGCGCAGCCACGACTTGGTCTTCGAGAAAAGGCTCATGACACCTTCATGGCAAGGCCGATGTTCGCGAACGCATACCCAGCCCAGGCAATGGCCATGGGAATGTTGCCGCGGAGATACTGGTCCACGGAGACAAAGGCGTAGATGCCGCCGACGAATAGAACGAGGCCGCTGCTCATTCGACGCTCACCTGGTGGGACTCAAGGATTGCATGCAGCTCCTCGCGCGCCTCTCGAAACGCCTTTGCTTCGGCCTCGGGGAGCATCCCGTACTTAACCTTGGAACGCAGCCATTGATCCATCTCCCACATCGCGGCGCGAAGTCCGCCGCCGTCAATGGCGTTGCGGAACTCATCCCTATCTTCTTCAAGGTCGAACTCAAGGATTGCTTTCATTTCGCACTCTGCATTTGGGCCACCACCATCCGAAGATCCTCCAGCCGGAACGTCACGAGCCATTCGCTGTTGTCCTTTCGATGCAGGATGACCGGAGCCAGCCGGCCGCAGTTGGCCAGGCTTTCCTCTATCACCTTCTGTAGGTTCAGTGCCTGACGGCGTTTGACCTCGAGCCACAGATTCGGAAGGCCATCAGCTATGAGATCGCTCGAACCCTCGGTGCCGCTGTACTGCTGGGCCCTACGAGCTCCGGCCCCAGGCAAAACCTGGTTCAGGGCTTTGGCGGCCTCGAGCTCTCCTGTCTTGCCCTTGCGTCGGCTGTTACAAGCCATTACTTGTTCCCCCATCTCGCCCACAGCAGGACGGCAACGGCGGCATCGCAAATCCAGAGCCCACTCTGGAAGAGGCTCAAGGCCGTACGCCAAGCCGACGCGGCCACGGAGCGCAGCCAGCGCTCTCTCCGAGAAGTAAAGCGGATCAGCCAGTCGCTTGGCGTTGAGGACCTGCCCCTTGGTGAGTGTCTTTTCGCCGGCCACGAAATGAAGTCGCTCGTGGCAGATGGCGCAGAGGCGGCACAGGTTTTCCCGCACGTGCTGCCGGCCTGATCCCTGCGACAGGTGGTGGATTTGCAGCTGGTCTCGGCCCCAGCAGACGAAGCAAAAATCAAATGCCTCGGCGAAGACCTGTAGTTCCTTGCGGCCATGTTTCATCTACGTCCTTGTAGCTGGCGATCAGGCAAACCAGTGCGCGAAGAAACTCTTCGGCATGGTCAGAACATGTGAACAGCAGTGTACATTGGTTGCCATGAATGCGCAAGTCATTTTCCAAATCGAGCGGCGCATTTTTCGCCACCATCTCGGCGATGTCACTTCTCCTCACTCGCCTTCATCTCCCGTATCCAGAGCGCGCACTGGCGGAAGTATTTCGATACCGCCATGCACTCTTCGTAAGTGGTAATTTGGGCAAGAGCGTCGCTCGCCATTAACACGCTCGGCACTGGGGCAAGGCGCAGCTGCATGGCAATCGCCTCGGCATCGGGAAGGCCGCTCGTCTCGTCGAATACGCCGTGCATCACAACGGTTGGGGACGGAAAGGTGGCGAACTTACAAGTGCCACCATTAACCCCCTCGACTGTCAGGACTCGGCAGAGATACATAATAGCGCGTGCGGTAATAGGTATGTCCGAACGGTGAAGGTTGAGCGAAGTGCATAGGGAGACCCGTCGCGGTTCCTCGAGCGAGGCAATCCGCTACGGTCCCCAGCACTTCACGATCGCATGTCCGAACGGAGCCAGGCGTCGCTTTGTGCCCCTCGATCAGTGACGATTGTCGAGGGTCTCCCACTGCTCTATCGGAGTATCGCACACTCCGTCACGGCGCACCCTTGGGATTTAGGGCTGGTGCTTGGGCCTCTGCCGTGCCGCCGTCTCCCCCGCGTTACCGGGGCCTCCGTCGACGAGTGGACCCGGACTGCTGGCTGCGCCCCCGTCGATCCTGGCGCAGTGCAGATCCCCTTGGCCGCCCCTTTTGTTTCAGGCTCTCAGCCTGCGGGTGTGCCCCGCCCCGCCGCACAAGGGCAGCCACGCACTCCCGCGTGGATGCTGGAAGCATCTCTACGTCGGGGGTCCATCGGCGTCCCGGCATGCGGCAAGGGTGCACGGCCTCGGGGAATTGTTTGGTCGGTTGATGGCGAAGGATCTCGGCCGGCAGTTCCGGCAGGCCCATGAGTCGAATGCGCCTCGCCCCCTCGAGCAGCTGCGATGGCAGGCACCAGACGCGCTGGCTGGCAAGGCAGCAGAACAGGAACGCATCAACGTACTGGTAGGCGTTCGCCTTTCGCGAACCACGCAGGTCAAAGGCCTGGTGGCGCCGCGAGTCCTCGGCAGTCTTGACCTGCAGCTGCCACGCTCGCCCTTGGTCGTAGGCGATTAGGTCGGTGCCGTCAGGAACAACAGGTACAGCCACGTTGAATCCGTGCATGATCAGGTGGTACTGGCAAAGAAGCGTCCCTGCTTCCCCGACAGCGCTTGGTCGAGAGCGTGATCCATCACTTAACAAGCAACCGCCTCCCTGCGATTGAGCTCCGAGCGAAGTGCCCTGCGATATTCCGATCCAGGCTTCGACTTCTGGAGGTGTGAGCGGATGACGCCATCCGGAACCTCACGCATGAGCTTGCCGCGGAAGGGGCCCCAGAAGATCCGCCATCCACGCTGGCGCTCTTCTTTCTCGGCGAACGGGTCGACCTCTTCCTTCTCGAACGAGAAGCCAACCAGCGCCGCTTGCCGCTCGGCCTCGCGAAGCGCCTCCTTCTCGATCTCCTTGGCCGTCTTCTCCACGACCTCCAGAATGTCGACCTCTTCCCCAGTGCACGCCTGCGTCATCCGCTGCCGGCGAGCCTCGTCCTGCTGGCTGGCGCGATCAAAGATGTCGATGGCACTGGCCAGCCGGAAGCCACTCATCGTGGCGGTCAGGTCGTAGTAGTTGAAGTGCGGCTTGTCACTGGCAGCGATAGCAGCCAGACGTTCCTCGCGGCTCATTCCCGGCTTCAGTACGCCGCCCAGTGGGCGGGTGCCCCGTCCCATCCGCTGCTCGATGCCGGGGAGGGACTTCGACGGTGCGGCTGCGAAGATGTTGCGAAGCCCAGGAAAGTCCCAGCCGTAGGCCAGCACGCCCACGTTCAGAATCACCTTGGTCTGGCCAGTGCGGAACGCCTCCATGTTGGCGAACCGGTCGGCCTTCTCCTGCGTGCCCCAGACCATGGAGACCGGAACCCCGAAGCGAGCGAAGACCTCGGCCGTCCTCTGCATCGACTTCACGCCGGCGCAGTACACGGCGCTCGGCTCCTTGCGGTACATCTGCATGACCGCGTTGACGATCTCATGGGCCGTTCCCTCCTCGGCCATCAGCTCGTCGGCCGTGTACTCGTTGAAGGTCAGCTCGTCGAAGACCGACCAGTCGATGCCGCTGTTGTCCAGCAGCGTGACCTTTGGACGGCAAAGCCACCCGTCACGGATAAAGTCGAGCATCGAGCGATACCAGCACGGGTCGGCCCAGTATTCCAGCCGACCACCGGAAGCAGTGAAGGGAGTCGCCGTCAGCCCCACCACCTTGCTGCCCTTCTGCTGCAGCCACCGCATGGCGCCGGGGAGCTTGCCGTCAGTCTTGCCGAACCCGATGTGGCACTCGTCCACCATCGTCAGCGTGCGGTCGCCGAACAGAGTGTGTCGGTCCCGCGAGGTGAGGCTCTGGCGCGTGGCCAGCGTCACGCGGTTGCGGTACAGCATCTGACCACGGACGCTGTTGTCCGCCTGCTCGATGTCGATCTCCTCGCCGAGCCGGCGCGCCAGCGTCTCGTGCATCTGGTACAGCAACGGAAGATTAGGGACCACAACAAGCGGCCGCTTGGCGATCCGGCAAAGCTCGGCAATGAGGAAGCCCTTGCCGGTGCCGACCGCCGAGCCCACGCACTGCGGATCGTCGCTCTTCTTGCAGGCCGAGATCACTGCCTCTACCTGCTCCATCTGGTAGTCGCGAGGTTTCTCGGTCACGATTTCTTCCTCCGACGCTTTGGCTTCATCTCCATTCGCAGCTCCTGCACGCTGCCGAGGATCTCGACCTCAGTGATGAGGGCCGGGACAACGCGAAGAAAAGCGCTTCGCACTTGCTCGTACGACAGGTCGACGGAGCCGGAGGCGATCACCGCCACCAGTGCGCGCGCATCGTCGATCAGCTTGGTGTCCTGCATGGCCATGTCCTTATGTCCAGGGAACGTGTGTATTTGGGAGGCGGTCGGCTCGGCGGCCTCCCAGCGCCGACGGAGGTGCGTGCCGACTACGCAAGGCTGTCGACAAAGGTCTGGTCGAGTTCGCCGGCATCTACCTTGGCCTGTGCCCTCGCCAGCACCTTCTGCTTGGCCTCATCCGTGGCCGCTTTGGCCAGCGCTTCGGCGACCATCTTTTGCAGCTTCAGAGTCTTCGCCGCGTCGTGGTTGGCGGCCGCATCGTTGGCCGTCACACCGTCGTCATCACGATCAGCCGCCAGCCCAAAGGCAGAGCACAGCATGATCCGACGGAAGAACGTCGAGGCCCCCGCCTGCTGCATCGGCTGGCACTCAGTCGGAAACGGCAGGTAGCTGCGCCGCCACTGGCCGCTCTCGCCGTGCACGATCTCCAGGCAGATCACCCACCGATCGCCAAGCGGCTGAAACTCATGCGTCCAGTCAAGGTCGCACTTGGCGGCCGCCTCGCGGATGGTGTCGATCACCTTGTCGAGGTCGGCGTAGTCCGGCTCCGGCTTGCCGTCTCGGCCCTTCCGAGCAAAGTGGCTGCAGCGATTCGGCGTAGGGTTCTTCAGCATCCCCTTGCACTTCGCCATCGCCTTGGAATATTCGCCGATGTCGTCGCTGCGATCGGCATACATTGGCCTAGTCATGACAGTTCCTCCGTGAGCGCCCATCTCGGAAACACCAATTCACGGATCTCGTCGGCGCCGTCCGGGATCCAGTGATCGAGGTCGATGCGGTTCTTGATCTCGTCAAGGTTCCGCAGCACGGAGCGCTTCGCCTTGTCGACGATGGCTCGCGGCAGGGTGCGGCAGCGCACCTGATAGGGGTAGTTCGTCTGGACAATGACGAACGTCATGCCAGCAACGGGGCCGCCGCTGGCTTCTTGGCATAGCTCGTAGAAAGCCTGCTGCCGGTCGTACCCAAACTTCATCACGGAGCCTGGGAAGTCACGGTCGATGTCCTCGCAGGACGTCGTCTTCAGATCGACGTAGTGGTTGTCCTCGAGGACGTTGTCCGCGCGGGAGCGGAGCCACAGTCCGTTCTCATGCGGCCAGAAGAACGACAGCTCCCGGTAGACAGTGGCCGCGTTGAGCTCCATCGCCCTGGGGTTAGCCTGCAGGGCGTCGACAATCCGCTGGATGGTGGCCTTTGCGGTCGGGGAGACGAGCCGACCCGTAATGCCGGCAGTTTTGGCCCACTCTTCGGCCTTCTTGCCGATGAGGCCGGTCGGTGTTAGGGTGTCGTCAGGAGGGTTGACGAGGAAGTCGAGTCCGGCTTCGGCGTTTTCCCACCAGGCATGGACGTCAGATCCGACTTCAGTCGACGAAGACGAAAAGCCGGGGATGGTGCGAGCGATGTGTCGGCCGTGGAACAGCTCCAGCGACCGAGCCATGTCTCGTTCCTGCGAAGACGAGAAGACTCCGCGGACGCCGTGGTAGAGCTCATTGGCGAGCCCCTCCACAACGTGCGCATTACCCCAACGGAGAACGTTGAGGTTGCTGGTTAGGGCGATTAGCTCAGTTGGAAGAGCACCAGCTCGACAAGCTGGTGCACTAACAAAAGCCAAATGGGGGTTGATACCCCCTTCGGCATTCTTATCTTCCGCTGCGAAGGTCCCGCCTTGATGAGCATCCTTGATTTTTGCAGCCATGTCGAAATCCTTTCCGATGATCCTGCGTTCATACATGAACGCACGTACTCTTTCGCCGAAGCAGGTCGAAAATCTACAGCGTGTCGCCGAATCCTGTCAAGCAATTTCTCGCGACAGCGTGAACGCCTACTTAAAGTCGCGGCTTGATTCGGTTTCCTCCGTGACCGTTGCCAACGAGCGCCGCATGCTCCTTACCCTGTGGCGCTGGGCCTACGAGAGCGAAGTCTTGCAGGTGGCGCCACGAGGGATCATGCCGATCCATCAGCGGTCCAAGCCTATCAAAGCCTGGACCGAGGCGCAAGTCAGAAACTTGATCCAGTCGGCGCAGGTTTTCAACGGAAGGTTCCGTTGCGGCCTTGCCAAGCGGTTCTTCATGACCGCATGGGCGCGCCTTGGCTACGAGACCGGGGCAAGATGGGGAGACCTGTGGGCCATGCGGTTCACCGACATCGACGTCGACACGATCCGGTGGACGATGAGTAAGACCGGCGACCACATGAGCCGTCCGCTCTCCGTGCCGTGCCTCGTCGAAGTCCAGCGTCTCCAGGCCTACTCGCCGGACGGCAGGATTCTGGGCTGGGCGTGCAACAAGAGGTACGCCATGAGGCTCTGGCGCGAGCTCTGTGACGCGGCCAGCCTCGACGGCACCAGCCGGTGGCTACGCCGCAGCGGCGCCACGCACGTGGAGCTGCGAAGCCCAGGGAAGGCGCGGGTGTTTCTGGGTCACCGCACTCACGGGATGGCCGACCGGCACTACATCGACCGGACGCAGATTCGACGCGACGCCGTTGTGGTGCCGGCGCTAGACTGAATCCATGCCTGAATGAACAGGCCGGCTGGAGTTGGCCGCCAGCCGCACCCGCCACACCTCTGTTACTGCGGTACAAGTGCCCTAGGGCGGGTTTTCAAAACAATGAACTCGCGGCTTCGGGGGCGGAGCTGCCAGCAAGCCGACCGACACTACAGGCGGAAGGTTGAGACATGACAGAAGGGATCGAACATCTGTGGCAGGGTATCGGAGCGGCCCTGACGCTGGCTGGTGCCGCACTGTATCTGTGGGCATTGAACCGAGTGCGCTAGTGAAATCAGGTAGGGACATGAACAACCCAAATGCGAGACTCATTGTGAGCGGCAATCCGACGATTGACGAGTACCGAACTGCACTCGCTGAATGCGTGGCCGAGAAAGCTGCGGACTGGAAGGCGG